GAGCGTTGTCTGGCCATGGCTTTCATCCTTTGAAAGCCCAGCTCACCCTGTCAAATCACTAGCCTCGACCTGTCCGGCCCCAGGGGCGCACTCCAAAGGGCCGGTTTTCTGTCCGCAACGCGACCGACGCGCCGAATGGATGAACACCCGAACCGCAAGATGCGTTGGGATGACATCGAGCTAGCCTCGGGCAAGATGGACGTACGTAGAGCCAAATCTGGGGCAGCCAGCGTGCATCCAATCGGAGCGAGGGAGAGCCGAGCACTGCGCAAGCCGCAGCGGGACATGATCGCCGCCGACATGATGCAAAGCCCGTGCGTGTTCGTCTCAGAGCGCGACTCACATATCAGCGTATGGTTGCTCGGGCCGGCGAGGCCGCCCGATTCAGCTTTCTCGTCCACAGCCACATGCTGCGCCATGGCTGCGGCTACAAGCTCGCCAATGACGGCCAGGACACACGAGCCATCCAGCACTATCTCGGCCACCGCTCGATCTCCTCGACGGTATGCTACACGCAGCTCGCGCCTGACCGGTTCAAGGGGTTCTGGAAGGACTGAGGTTGGTCTCGAAGGCGAACGGCCTAGCCACCCCCCCCCGCCGGGGTCGCGTCCTGGTCCCGAAAGCAGCAGGAGGACCCAGGCAGGGGTCCCCCGGGGTGGACCGGCCGTGGTGTCCTGTCCGGCCGTGGTTTCAATCTAATATCCGGACGACCTCGCCCCTGTGGCAAAAGCCGGCGTATGGGTTTGCGATGCAGTTGACCTCGTCCACGATTGCGGGTAGGCCTTTCCTCGGCACCGGTGCCCTGCCGGCCGATACAAACATGAAATCATCCCATGGACGAAGCGCCGACAGTTGAGTTCGGAGCCTTGCCGACATTCGCCTGACCGTGAAGCCGGCTTTGCGTAGCGCGATCGCGGCGCCGTCTGGATCACAATCCGGGCCGTTGAAGGCGATGCGTAGCATGAGCCTCAGTTTCTCACTCATCGTCCGGGTTCTGGCTGGGTCAACCAAACCAATCCCCATTTTGCAGGGAACGAGCCAACGCGAGCAGGGTTCGACTTGTTGTCAGTTGATGCGATATTTCCGTTGCTCGAATAGCCCCTCGAACGGGAGATAGTCTGACGGAATGGGACCGCACTCGCAGCACAGACCTCCATAGCGCTCTACGATCGCGTCGATCTCATCCATGATCGCCTCCACGATTTTGTTGTCGCGGATACCCTCTATCGGCGTCTCCATGAAATCGTCTCCTGGGTGCGCCAGCCGTGACCGAAACCTTTCCGGCATCATGATGACTTCGAAGCCAGCCCTGCACAAAGCAACAGCGGCGCCACTTGGGTCAGGATCAAGGTCGCCTCCGAAGGCGATCGCTCCCATGATTCTTACTTTTTCCATTCCGTTTGCTCCGCTCAATTCTGCTGCTGGACGCCGCGGTTATTACCAACGATAGATCTTCGGCTTCAGCTTCGAGAGCCGCGACTGGAGCGCAGCTATCTGCCGCTTCGCTCGCCGAAAATCGTTGGCCCGGTCGTCTGCTATGTCAACCATCTCGTCTGCCAACCATTGAAACTGAAATTGTTTAGCGAACGTGTACTTTTGCCTGAAGTCTGGACGCTGTCGTAGCCAAAGGAACAGAGTCGAACGCGCTGGCATGCGTGCATCCTGGCAAATCTGCCTCAGCGTTAGGTCATCGACCGCGATGCGCTCGCAGATCAGCTTGGCAAGTTCTGGATTATAGGCGTGCCGCTGGCGCCTCGTGGGTCTTTTGGCGGTCACGCTGCATCCTCGTCGGGATCATGGCGCATATGCGAGATTGTGCTCAAGGACATCCCAGGATCCGATGCTCTAGCATCGCTTCAATACGCTTCCGCAATGAGCGGCTAATCACCACGCTCCATTTCTCCAAGCAGAGACATCTGTGCGGGTTGGCGCTCGGAGGGGCGCTTACCACTCATGACGCGGGGATTGAGCCTCGTTGCTGTCACTCGATGCTGTGCGAAAGCGCAGAACTCAGGATTGAGATCGATGCCGGTAGCGGCGCCCCATGCGCCGCGCAGCAACGCAGGTCGTGCCCGAGCCTACGAATGGATCAAGCACAAAATCGCCTGGAAAGTCGCGCTCCGGCACCGCGCCGAAGGTGTACATCGCGATCAGTCGGTTTGGCAGTGCTTCGGGAAAGGGTGCCGGATGGCCTTCTAAGCGTGGAACGTTTTCGGGATACATCCACCAGATTTGCTGGGTTAGATCGAGCCACTCCGCTTGCGTGAGCTTCGATCGTTCCTTTACTTCATTGTTCGAAACTGCCGACTGGTAGGCGCTCGATCGCTTCACCGGCGACGTGCCAGGCGCGCAAGACTGTCAGGGCAGCGGCGACCAGCTTGGCGCGCTCCACCCTTGCCAGCTCGATCACGTCGACGTTGAAGTTTCGGTGCTCCGGGTGCTCGCAGTGAGCGTCGAGCGCACACATTATCGTTCGCCGGGTCAGGTCGCCGGCCACCGTCAGGTTGTTGCCGGTCGCAAAGATAGTGGCGTTGACCGGAGTCTCGACGTTCTTGCTCCGGCCCAGCAGCCGGATATTGAGCTTTTGCTGGGTGAGCGCTTGGCAAAGGAAGACGCTTTCTAGGCGATGCTCGCAGTTGTCGAGCGAGATCGCGACGTCACCAGCGAGCAGCGCTGCGCCAAGGCGCTTCTCCAGTTCCTCCTCCGTCTGGCCAGGCGAGATCACCGGCATGCGGCGGCCGGTGGCCAGTATCGCGGCTACGTCGACGAGGAGGGACTTGCCGGTACCGGCAGCAGGTGATGTGAAGGCATGCAGTGGCGCATTTGCCATGGCGTGGCGATCGAGCGTGGTGAGGATCGCTGAAAGCGCTACGGAGCAGTCCGACGGCGTCACAGACGGGAAGGTTGTGATCAGCCCCTGGAGCACAGCGAGCGCTGCGGCTGCGTCGTCTTTGCTTGGCCTTTGCGGGAGCGGCGAAAACAACTCGCCGTCAGACTTGAACAGTAAATGGCTGTGCGCGTCGTATCCCGGCTGCTCGCAGATGGAGCCATCCACCCGCAGGAACGGGGTGTTCACTATCCTGGCGAGGACCGGTAAGCGCCAGCACCCGCGTCGCGCCAGATAGCTTTCGGCCACGATTTCAGGAGCGTCCGTGACGACGAAGCTTTTTGCGCGAGCGTCGTACTTCAAGAACTGCGCTGCGCAACACAATGTCTCGACTAGGTGTGGCTGGACCATGGGGATCAACTGCCAGCTTGGCCTGTATCTATCGACCGACCGTGGTTCCGATTGGACTGGCCGCACGATGAGGCCGCCGCGCTGGTAAATCTCGCGTCCTAGAAGAAGCAACGCGTCTTCGGCTTCGTTGACCACCCGCGGCAGCTCGCCCGCGCGGATGTAGATTTGCGGCCAGGCAGTGGCGCTTGCGGGAGATTCGCTCCCGCTGGCCGCGGCGCGCTTGCGTGAGCGCCATTTTTCGTAGGAGCGGCTGACCTCAGTATTTAGGCGATCTGCATATTTGGCGGCGATGCCGTTCGGGTAACGCGCTAGCTTGTCGGTGATCTGGTCGATCGACCATCCCTTGCCGGCGAGGCTCCAGACAACTTTTTGGAACAGTTCGCTGCGCGAGCCTTCGGGCGCGCCGCTCCTGATAATGTCATCAATCGATGCTGATTGTTGCGGCCCCGCGTCATTGGAGTCGAGACCATCGGGATTTTGGCCATGCCGCTCCAGTAGCCTGTCGATGAGCTCGTCGAGCGGCGGCAGCTCGGTGCATGGCCCGCCCATCTCCTTACCGCTCACCGTGATGTAGCGCGTGGTGTTGCGGTAGAGCTCGATGCCAGCGCCGGTCTTGCGGTCGAACGTAAACTTCCGGTGGGTCTCCGGCCCGCTGACCTTCCCGATTATGCGCAACCCAGCGCCCGAAACCGTAATCTCTTGGTAGGCGCCGAATGCCTCGTTCTGCAGCCGCTCGGCCCACGGCGCCAGCTTGCCATTATCCTTGTCGACACAGTGGTCGAGATCGATGGCACCGATGTCGGAGCCCTTGAGCACATACCCGACGCCGTCGGCGTTGCCGGCGGCGACCGCGGCAACCGCGTCGGCGTAGCTGCCCCACGTGCTCGGGTCATTGGAGCGCGCGTTGCGGCTGGGGTCGCGTGCCTGCCGGGGTGGTTTGGTCCATTTGGTCTTGCCGTTCTTGTTCGGGCGCAACACCCACGGCCACACGACCCAGCGGTCGTGCGTCGTCAGGGGCAACAACGCCGGCGGCAGGTTCTTCAGGTCGCCGTTATAGGTTCGCGGCTTCTCCATCCGCCTTCACCTTCTGCCCAGCCGGAAGGAGAAGCTCCTGAGCGCGGCCGCGATCATTTCAGCGTTGTGATTGGGCGACAGCAGGCGGAGTTTGCCGAGGCGGGGGGCGAGCGCGCTGGTCATGTGGACCCCCAGCAGCGCGTGGCGTGCCCACACATTCGGCAGCGCCAATCCTTCGGGTCGTCGTAGGCGCGCGGCAGTAGCTCGCCTGCGCGTGTCGCCTCGATCACGGTGATGGCGCGGTCAGACCACGCTTGTGCCTGCTCGGCGTTAAAGGGCACGAGCACGTGCACGCGCTCGCATGTGTTGGCGTTAAAGGCGGTGAAGATTGCCGGCTGCTCGGCGACGTCGAGGTACGCCTGATAGATCCACACTTGCGCGGCGTATTGCGGGTAAGCCTGCTCGACACCGTCACGCTCGAGCGCGCGCCAACCCCTGTCGCCAAGGGCCTTGTGCTCCCACAGGCACGGGTAGCCGACGCCCGGCAGCTCCGGCCCGGTGGTGATGATGCCGTCGGCGTGC